TTATTGATAGCAATAACGTAATCAATGTTGAAGTTATCAAATGCTTTTTCCGCTTCATCCCATACATTAGGACCGCCGCCTAAAATAAGAACATTAGTTTTTTTAATAACCAAATCATCACGTTTAACATATTGCCAAAATGAACCGCTTTTTATTTCGTCTAAACTCCACTGTTTCCATGACATATCTATAAGCCACTGTTTACGATCCGGGGTAATAATAGGCATTTCTGTATCATGCGACGTTACCGGCCATGCCATTGCGCCTACATCAGTAGTGACGGTTGGAATACCATTAATTACGGCATCAACGCCGGAATTGCTGTTATACGTGACAACGAATTTAGCGCCCGCTAGTGCCTCGTCTAATGTGCCGGGCATACTAGGCAACGGCGTCGGGCGTAGATTGTTGAATGCTAACGGATGGTGCCTATAACGAACCTCATGACCAAACGCTTTAAGTTCTTCCGCCGTATTTACTGCCCATTTAAAAATATCGGTTCCGGCCAACGCGGCATCGCCCGGCACTTGCCCCATAATGAGCGCATAACCATTTTTCTTGTGTCTCCAAGGCTTAATTAATTTCCCGTAATTAGTTTCCAATCTCTCGCCAGTATCGAACGCGGAATTAAATCGCGCGCGACCATTTAAACCATTCCAACCAATCGAGGTCCATTCGAAACGGTCGCCAATATACCCCCGCTCCATAACCAATATTTCATGCCCGCGTGCCCGCCATAATGGAGCGCGCCGCCAACCCCATACAGCCAAGAAATCAACATTTTTCGGCGGATCATCGTAAAAGAAAAACGTTTGTATACCGTTATTAGCAAAACCTTCTGCTATAGCATGGCCGTGTGTATGTTGATGGTTCTTTTTGCTAAGTAATATTCCAACTTTCATACGTATACGCCCCAAACAGCCTCGCCATAATCTTTCCAGCTATCAGTAAAACGCTCATCAATATATTGTCGAACAGTAGGCCAATGATTATCGTGACCTAATACCATACCGCCGACTTTAACTTTCGGAAACCATGCTTCAACATCGCGCTTAACACCTTCATAGGTATGATCCGCGTCGATAAATACAAAGTCTAACGAATTATCTTCGATTTGTTCGGCTGCCGAAACACTATCATTATGAATAATAATACAACGCTTACCAAATGTTTTAGCGTTAAACACTACGCTTTGATATAGTTTTTCCATATCAAATTGTTTATATGTTTCGCTGCAATCAACATCGCGAAATGGTAATTGTTTCCATTGATCTATTCCGTACATGGTTAGGTGCGGACACCCAATAAGAACAGAAAATAAAGTTTTGCCGCGAAGGACGCCAATTTCTGCACCTAATGACCATTTATGTTTAATAGCTAATTCGATGATAACCCGGCGTTGATTGGTAGATTTAATGATTGGGGCGAGACGTTCCCGATCGGATAATTCGCTTTTATCCATGATGATTTATCACCTTCTGTTATAGGATCATAAGGGCCACAAAAAAATAATGCTTTAGCGCGTTTAGGCTTATCTAATCGATGTTTACTAGGACGATAACGAATTACGCCGGTATCTTTGCCGAATGTGGGCATATTAGAACCTAGCACGTATTCAATCCAAGATTGATCGCCCGTCCATTTACGCGCTTTTGATTTAGCAACTAATAATTTATTTGGAGATAAATCATTCCAAACATTATTATAATGATTTACAGATAAAACAAATAACGATGAATTATAGGCTTCTTTTACCGCTTCATTCCATATATAAAACGGTAAATCATTATCGAATATATAACCAATATCTGATAATATGACAGTATCTAAATCTATCGAAATAAAACGTCTATTGATAATCGAGTGAAATTCTTCTGACCATGCCAACAATTTAGGGAGATAATCTGGCAATGCCGAAATGTAATCAGGCATTATTATTGAATTGGGAATATTGAACGTTCCATCTTGAACGCATATCAATTCGTGCCCGCCATACTGTTTAAGCATGGCGCTAAGTGCCGTTACATGTTGTTCATGATAACGGGCCACGGTCTTTCTGAAACCGTGGCCGCGCCATAGCCAGCAAACGAAAATCAATTTTACGCCTGCCAGCTAGAACCGCCGCCATTACCGGCGTGCGGGTCATGGGCGGGATCGTTGCTCTTAGCCTTGCCCCTGCCCTTAGACGCGGCCTTGGCGGCGCGTAGGGCGGCATCTGCGGTATCTTCGTCAATCGGATCGGGCGAAGCCTCGCCTAGCGCCTCGCGGCGACGTTCTTCCCGTTCTTCCCGGCGTTCTTCCAAGCTGCGCATGTGTCATTCTCCATAGGGTTAAAACAATACCGCGCCACTATATTTCAAGCGGCGCGGCAAAGCTAGTTCTTGGAAGGAACTATTACGGAGAGGTAGGTGCTACCGCAGCGCGGGACTTAATAAACGCCAATGGCACTTGTGCGCGTGCCACTTCGCGCCGCCAACGTGCGGCAGTGCGAAGATTAGCCAGCGTCGGGCTAAATTCAGTCAACGGCGGGGAAGTAGGTTCTACCCATGAGAAACCAAGCGGATGAATAATCCACGTATGACGTTCCCAAACTTCTTCCATACCGCCGCCATTACCGGCGTGCGGATTACGCCACAGTTCAAACGGAACTCGCGGCACGCCTTCACCGGCAGCGAAAGCGCTACCAGCCGCCGCGCCCCACCCAATCGCACCGGAACCGAAAACGATTGACGTATAAACGCCAGCGTTAACAAGTGCCGGGTTGGTTTCGACAATAACGCGGATAGTTTGACGGTAAACAGGAATGGTTAACTTGCCTTCGCTATCCGGTATATATTGGATATCATCGGCTTTAACCATCGCTTTCATAATATCCGAATGAACGTAAAGCGCGGCTAACGAACCGGCCCACTGTCCCATCGAATAATATGCGTCAACGAAAGCATCAGCATTGAACACCGCCGCCGTGCCAGCTTCACCGCTAATATCAACGGTCATATCGCTAGAATAGGAAGCGACGTTATTGTTCATGACGCCAATACACGACGCGATTAAGCGGCGCTGGTGTTGACGCGCCCAATACGTACTAAACCGGGCGCGAATGTGCTGCATAGGTGAAGAACCGGCAAGTTCCTGCACCAAATCCATATCACCGAAACCTTGGTTAACCCAAGCCTTGCGAGCGATCATACTGCCGGAAGTAACGTTATTAGCTTCCGCCTCATCTGCCGGATCATCATTGGAATAATTCGGCTCAATATTCGGATCGAGGTCTTTCCAGAACGGAATAACAGCCTGTTTGCCGCCGCTCTTTGCGATTTCGTCCATAATCTCGGAACGCGCAATAACGCCAGCTTCATAAAACTTCGTCGTTTCAGGATCATCTACGGAAAAGTAACCGCCGTAAACATCGTGAACGAATGCGTTGGATAAACGAGTAACAGCCATCGGGCTAGCTCCATTAATTGTTGTAGAGCGTCACGCCAGAAGCCTTAGCCAATTCCCGATATTTTTCTGGATTGGTGCGGTGCATTTCTACCCGCTCGGCTTCCGACAAATCGCTAAATTTCTTGTCGGCACCGCCGCCCGAATTGCCGTCCCCGCCAGCACCGCCGCCAGAGGCATTCGTCCCCTTGATAATAGACGCAAATTCTTTGTTGTCAACAAACTCGCGCTTCAATTCTTCTAAAGTTTTCGCTGTCGGTTGCCCGGCCTCATCAAGCACGCGGGTAAATGGCTTATCGCCGTCTAATTCAGCGCGCAAACGATTGCGAAGTAATGGCGCAATCAACTTAGGTAATGTGGATATTTCAGAAGCAATTCGCAACGCTTCGTTTTCTTCCAGAATTTCACGTAATTGCTTTTCGCGTTTTTCCGTTACCGCCTTTTCTGCATTAACAGCAGCTTCCTTGTCAGCTTTCCAACTATTTTCAAGCGCTTCAATGTCTTTATCCTTCTTAGCCTTTTCGAGCGCGGCGGCGCGGGCGCGATCTTCTGCCTCATCCTTTTCACGCTTCAATGTTTCGGCTTGTTGGCGATAAGTTTCCCGTTCCTGATCTGATCGCTCTTTGGCTCGGCGCAATTCGTTCGCCTCATCACTTTCTAACAAGAAATTATCACCATCAGCTTTGTAATGTAACTTCAACTCATCTGACAAAGCATCATGTTCGGATTTGGTAATTTTGGTCTTCAAAGCCATTTGGTTAACCTATCAAGTTTGAGTTAATATCAAATCACGTTTAGCCTTAAATTGTTCTAAGGTCAACGTTTTAGTGCCGTCGAAACCGGGCGCATCTTCCGCTGTACCATTACGGAAACGCCCGGCGCGTGCCGTCCCCATCATGTCATCCTGTATAATCTTCGGTTGGCGCATCATCCATTTATACCATGTGGGCATATCGCTAGTTGCGCCTTCGAACACTGGAATTATCGATGACCGGCAATTGTAGTGAGCAGGCGGAATTGGCCCTTTACCGTATTCATAGATTGCACCATCGCGCGAACGACAAATATGAGTAGTGCGATTGTCTAAAATAGAAACCCATTGATATTTTTCGTATATCTTACTTCCTATAAAATAAGATATATAAGAACTAAGCGAATGAATAAACGTATCAATTGCAGTTGTAAGTTGTCGTTTTAATCCGGCAAATATACCGTCTTTATAATTGTTAACTTTAGTACCGGTAAACGTTCGCGCTGTTTGATCTATTGTCCAATTTTCAGCGTATGCCTGTTTAATTGTTTTGATTACATTTGATAGCGTCGAACTAAAATAAGTTTTAACGATACGACTAGGTTCTAAACCTATTCCGGGTGCAGGTCGATTATAAACAGTTGCCCACACTTTAGATTGGGTTGGTCCGCTGTATTTATTAGTCGAAAACATATTAAGCATGAACCGTTGCATATCAAAATCAACAGCAAAGAACTTTTTCATATTACGGATAAAATTACTATTATATTTGGCAGTAGTTTTATTATAATTCGATGTTATATTTATTAATAATATACGCAATTCCTTTTTAGTTAAATCACCAAAATTAGTACGACCGAACCTAATCATTAATGCAATAATAATAGTCATCATTTCATCAAAGAATTTATTGGCGTCGTCACTTTCGCCCTTTTTATATCCTTCTAAATAAACCTGATGACGAATAATAGCGTCAATCGGATCAATATCGTTATTCGGTTCCAATTGGATTACCTAACAAATCTTGGGTATCTTTTTTGAACTCTAAATCTTGTTGCGCGGCTTTATGAATATCTTGTGCCGCTTTATTATCATCAACAGTAGCCATACCGACACGGCGTAGCTTGGCGCGCATTTCCTCGAATGTAATAGCCTCTTTTTGCCAAGCGTCAATCGTAGAACGAATTTCATCTGGCGAAGCTGTTGCCAACGAAAATTCAGTATTTAATTCAAATACTATTGTTTCGTTATTAGCATCCTCGGTAACGGTAGTTGAACCAGCAAAAATCGAACAACATTCGAGCGCAAATTTGAAACCAGCCGATACGTTATTTGTGATTGACGCCAGAATGCTTGTTTCGCTTGTTTCCTCTAACCCGGCTTCTGTCGCCGTTCGCTGTACTTTCTGTTGCTCTATAAGCTTAGCCCCAAGCGCCACCATTTGACGCTCTTTATGCTCCATAGCCTCAAAAGCTAACGTATTAGGTTGCACTTGTTCAATCTTGAAATCAGCACCAACCGGTAACGGAACAACGGCGCGAGCGCCTAACGGAATTGTTCCTTTTAATACATTATCGACCCAATCTTGCGTTAGCCCGGTCGCAACCGGCGTTGGCTGTCCAAGCATGTAGGCGCTATCTTCGTAATCGGCAGAATTTCGATAATGAGCAATATTCAAATCAGCCAAATCAAACAATGGCGGATTATCTATTTTAACATCGTTGTTAATCGCACCAATAAATGTAAATGGAATAAAATCTAATGGTGTTCCGTTACCGCCAACCGGGATTAAATCTTCTGTTACTGCAAAAGAGCCCGTATCATTTTTACGGTATAATTTTTGTTTGTACGTATTATTCTCTAAAGCTAAAACTCTATACTGAATATCTTTTTCGTAACCAAATTCCCCCAATGGTTTATCGTAAAATTCACGAAGCACAACTAACGATAAATAGTGTTTTGCGCCGCGCTTAATGGTTTTCCAATTAATAATATTCCACGGTAAATAATTAACAATATTAGGACGAATATCTCCGCTAGCTTGTTGTGCTTTTGTTACTGTTTTTCCGGCAGTTTTAGGAAAATCAATAAATAATCCGGCGCGACCATAACTAATAACATGATTTTCAACTTCATTAGCTAACTGTACTATAGGAACGCCGGAACCATTCGCATCCTTAATCACCGCGTCTAAAATAGGCGGAACTTTAATTGTAGGATCAACGTTGAACACTTGACCGGATAAACCGGATAATGTTCTTCCGGTTACGCCATAAAACACGGCGCGAGTTATATAACCGTTATATCTTTCAGCGTTTTCAATAGACAAATCATGCGCGTTAGGCATAGGTAAATATTTTGTACGTTCCTGTTTAACAGCAATAGAACCGGCGATAGCTACACGTATTAAATCATATTGATCGAAATATTCCGCGAGATCGGGGCGAATAAAGTCAACGTTGCTACCTTCCGCCGTAACGCCGTTTTGTTTTGCGACGATTTCAGCCATAATTGATTACCTCGGAAAATTGACTTTAATGACAGTTGCGGTTCTGTTGTTGCCCTTAAGCACGCGATATCTGACCATATCATAAGCATGATCTTCCGCGCTAGTGTCAACATCATCTATTTTCAAATCGTCGCGAGGCAGTACCGGAATAGTTGAAATACTGGCAATGCAATTACTCATAAATAATAGCCCCGGACCTTCGCGATTAGTTATTGCTTCTAATCTATCGCGAATAAGCTGCAATCCATTCTTGCGACTTCCTGCGCCTTTATCTGATTTTTCCCATATAACGCCAGCATCACTCATTTTCTTTTCTATTGTATCGGTAGTTGTTTCTCTAACTTCCGCAATCTGGTTATCGGCTGGCCCGGCGTATATTTGACCATTTACCCATTTTCCGGTTATTAATTCTGTTTCAATTTCTTTAATTCTATCGGCAACTTTTTTCGCGCTCCATTTAACGCCTTTATTCGTTCCAATTTCATTCGAGCCATACAATTCAGCAATTTGAATAATCGTTCCGGGTTGTGGGCAAATAGTGCGGCCATCCTCTAATTCAACTTCCTCGCCATTAGCTTCAACAAACCAGCCCACACTAAACGGGTGCGAACTGCCCCAATCTAGCGCCCGGTCGATATACCAACCGCGCGGCACTTTGAAACGCGGGATAACGTGTTCAGCCTTTTTCCACACGTCATCTAGTGCGCCACCGGCAACAATATCCCAATCGCCATCTAACCAAGCCTTATTGCGGTTCTCGTCGCTGGATTTCAAACCGGCGATATATTCAGGCGTAAGGTTCGGATTTTCTTTGTAGCTACCGAATATGGCAACTTGCGTTCTGGATATTGTTTCTTCCTTACGTGTCTTAGGATTGGTTATTTTATGTTCTTTAACAACGATTTGCCCATATCGAGCAACATCAATGAAACGACGTTTAACCCAATTATGGCCCGGCCCTAACGGGTTACACGTTGAAAATGTTTCTAATGGAATTGGCGGAAGCGGTTTCTTATCGATAGTGAAATAGTCATTATGCTTATAATCATGCGTTATTCGTTGATCGCTCCATTCTTTTAGCATTTCAACGGTAACGCGGGGCGTGTGGGCAATAGGATCGAAGCCGGTACGATTAACCGAAAACATCATTTCATATAGTTCTGGCGTGGCGTATTTAGTTAACTCATTCCAGCCGATAAACGGATATTCGTGCCCATGATATTGCCAATAATCATCAAGTTTTTTCACTTGACGAAATAACAATTCTTCGCCGGTAGGCCAGCGCCACTTATAATCTGAATTGCTGGCGAGCCATTGCGCGCCGTCGCGCATAGGATGAAACCAGCGTTTTGACTTAATCACTAGATCGTCAAGATTTTTATACTCGCGGTCGAAGATAATACCTCGCCAGAATGAACCGTAGCCTTTTCCAACGTTATGCTGAAATCGCATAAGTTGCGTGTCGGTTTTACCCGGCCCGCGCGTACCGCAATATAATATGTCATTAGCTATAATAGAAAGCGCATATTCTTGGCTAGTATGTTCGTGATAATGCCATATTTCGTTATATTGTTCGGCAGTATTATTCATTTATTAATTGCCGTTGTTGTTCCATTAACTCACCCTCTATTTCTTTAGCCGGACGTTTGGCCGGAAGCACAATAACATTACGTTGTTGAATTAAATTATTATTGTTGTTAACAACAGTGCCCTTACCCTTATCAATATAGCCCATAACTTCCGCGAACAATTTGAAATAGTCAAGCTTAACATCGCTAGTTCGCGCTGCATTACCTTCCGAAAATAACGTTGCGGCAAATTCTTCCTTAGTCGGAATAGTAGCTGCCGCACCTTTTTCCTCGCGAATTTCGGCCATATAGCCGTTCACTTCGCGGTCATATTGCCAATTATTCAGAATGTAAGAAACGTGAGTTGCGCGACTTTCTATCGAAAGCGCGGCCTTTTCAGGATGCAACGGATCGCGCATAAGCGCCGCCGCAAATTCCTTTTTCTTAGTTGTCGCCTCATCGGCTGTATAAAAATCTACGCTCATAAATATTAATTAACATTAGGCGCATTCTTTTGCAATATCGATTTATTCCATACACGGACGGCCCGCATTCGAGCGGCGCACCGTTGCAATTCGTTACGAAGTGCTGCATTTTCTTGAATGATGTTCTCAATAACCGTCCAAGGTATATAAATAGTATCGTCGCAATCTTTATCAAGTTGCGTCGGTAAAGCTTCCGTTATTATCTTAGTTTCAGTTATTACTTTTGGGTTTGACGTGCAACCGGTCAACACCACTAGGAATAGACTGGCGAAGAAACGATTTCGCATCCGGGTCACTCTCTTTCAAGTCGCTTAGCGCTTGATTACTATCTGTAAATTGTTTATTAATCTGGTCAAATTCATCATTAAGATTTGCACTAATTTCATTAACTACGTTTCTAATATCAACCAAATTATCTATTGCTTTTTGTTGCAATTCGTTAGTAGCAATAACTCTATCAAGCTGCGCCGCAATCGCGGCGGCGCGCGCATCGGCTTCGATTGAATTGCCGCGATAATAGAGCGCTGCACCACTAACTAAAGACAATATCAAAAACGCGCCTAATATCGTATAGAGATTAGGCACCTTGCAACACCATAACAATGATTGCAGAAATAAACCCTATACCCACACTAACAGGCAGTATTTTGCGGTCGCGACCATGAAAGAAACCTAATCCAAAATCGGGCGCGGTAACTTGCAAAATTGCCGCAATGATCGCTAAATATCGAGCGAAGGCGATGGAAACAAACGCGGGCGAAGGCGCGTTAGAGTAACGAATATAAATCGATGTTGCCAACGTAATCGAAATGGCTAACCAACAAAGGAAAAATCCAATAGTCATTTGCCTAATACGATTATAGGCACCGTTACCAACAATCGCCGCCCATATTAATTCGTGATAAGCAATAAGAATTGAAACCATTGAACCGGCTAACAAACCATTCAATAGAATAATCAAGTTCGATGGCGTAAAAGTATTTAATAAAACATAAAAAATTAATAATGCAACCGCCGATAGAAGTAATACAATATTAACGGATAGGTTTTTTTGCATTTCGACGCCTTTTGGAAACGCGGTCATTTTCCGCCAATAAATCGCTAATAGTTTCTTGCAACCGTGTTCCGGCTTTTTGCATTTCTATTCGAGCCGTGCGAACTTCCTCGGCAGCGGCGACTACGTATTCCTTATTCTTTACCGCTCCGCTAGTAAAGATGGCCGATAAAATATTTGACATGGCTTTACGCGCTCCCATTGCCGCGCGATGCAAGCAAGTTCGATAACCCATTAATTGCCGCCGTATTTTCTGCCATAGCCTTTGCATTGTCTCGCGCCATGTTAATCAACGTATCTTGCAAGTCATTGTTACGTTGATCTTTCAGATAGGCGAAATAACCTAGCGCAATTATAACAACGCCCGGTAATCCGAAACTTAACAGCAAACTAACTATTGCTGAAACCGGGTCTAATACTGGTTGCGCTTCCATAGTTATTTACGCTTCATTTTGTGACGGTTTCCCGTCGCTTTTTAATATTGGCAACTTAAAGCGTTCTTCGTATGGGTAGACGCCGGGCCACCTGTAACCCTTCACGCGATCCCGGCTAAAGGGCTTAACGCTCACCTTATCGCCTTGGTTCCCGCCAAGCACCATAAGGTTGCCGTGCTGATCCTGCCCGACGATGAAACCGACATGGCCCGTCGCGGCAGTCGGGGAGCCTCGCCAGAACACGACAACGGCACCAAAGGCGGGTTTGTCCAGCTTGACGGGGAGCTTAAGCCATGCCTGCGCACTGGCACCGCCTGCGACCGGCTGTATGCCTGTCTCAACCAGCACACCGCCGACAAAGGCACCACACCAAGGCGTTGCATCGTCGCGGAAGGGCGCGCCAATGTCTTTCCACCACTGGACGACATGCGGGGAGTGCTGTGGCCCTTTGACCTCGGAAACGCCTAGATATTTGCGGGCAATCGCGAGCCATGCCGGATCGGATAGGGAAGCCATGCGAAGCACCTTTCGGTCAACTGGACATGGACAGACACCATAAACGCAAAAGCCCGGTTGCGCAAGGCAACCGGGCCAGATACGGCAATTAGCCGGGGAAGTTATTACTTACTGGTAGCGCTCCAACCAAGCGCCCTTAACGCCGTTATGCTCGCCAGCAACCGCGCGGAACTTCCGCGTAAAGTTATAGATATTCTTCTGGATAACTTCACCGTTGCGGTTCTTACCGGGCTTCGTGCCGGTTACTTCCGCGAAACGACGATTAGCCGCCGAAACCGTTGACGAAAGTGATGCTGCCGGATCGGGCGTCTTATCCGTTGCAGGGACAAAAATCTTCGCCGTATTGCCGTTCTCATCAGGCGCGGGCCACGTTTCAAACGGATACTTGCTGGAACGTCCAGAACCACCACGGCGCGGCGTATCGAGTGCCGGGCCGGTAACGAATGCAAGCGAAGTCGTTGCGGTTGAAGTGTTCATGCTTTCAATACCCTTCGGGGTTGCGCGAATGGCGAATTCCTTATCGTTTTCAGGATTAGCCATTTGCTCATTCATTTCTGCCATACCACTATCGAGCAGTTTCTTAGCATCCTTAACGGAAGCGTACAAGAAATTTCCCGCGAGCGTGGCGGTGACAAGTGCAGCAAGTTCAATTTTAGCCATGTTAAGTTTAGTTCCTTCTGTTGTGGTTATCCCGTTCACCGGGGCGCAATACGAACTTAGCGATTATGCTGGTAATGTCAACAACTATTTTCGCGGTTGACCAATAAAATTACGTTTCGTTTTCTCATTATTCAATTCATCCGCTCGAATTTCAGCGGCGGCTTGAATGTTAGCGTCCCCTTGATCCGCGATCCTGCCCACGCTGTAGGCGATTTCGGTTAGCGTAACTATTGTCAGTTCGGCCAATGATATAACGCCCATAATCGCATCCGCCGTTTCTTTCGTTGTAGGTATGCGTTCGGCGTCTACGGCTGCATTAATACCTGCCACGATTTTTGACATATTGTCACGGATAAGCTGCACGCGAGCATCAAGCGGGTGGTCTTTCGCGGTCATTGATTTAGCATCCTGTTTTTGGCGACTTCCATTATGCCAATATTGGTTGCGCCATCTGATCCGGCTTGCGAAAATTTAGTCGAGTGTCCATCTTCGTGCTTTAGTCGATAAACAATAACTAAATTTTCGCAAACGGTATTTTCGCCTAAACTGTCAATAATACGCAACACGTCTATAAGCGCATCGCGCGGCGTCCAATCTGCACAATTGCGCGATCTATTAGATTTTATATCATTGAGAGATTGCGGATAATCGGCAAAATTTTCCGGGTAATCAGTCATTGAATAATCGCCCGCTTTGCCATTTCTTTTTTGCGGGCTTCAAACTGTTTACCCGCGTCGTCAACCATTATGGAAAATAGCCGCTTAATGTTTTCGGTATCATTGCTGGAATGCATGACGAACGCCATTGCTGCAACATTGCTGGCGATCATTGTTGCAAATTCTTGCGGTGTTAGCCGCTCAACACTATCATTCAAATTAATAATAATACGATTGGTGAGCACCGGAGCCGCGTTGAAGTCAACCAGTTGTTTAGTCGTTTTCATTTTCAAGATCATCCGTTATTAGCATCAATTTATGTTTAGCGCGCTCCAATAACCAAAGCGTATCGCCACTGCCAGCTATGTTAGACCGGAAATGAAAACCGCCGTCAACATCAAAACCAACAATTACAATCTGACCCCATTTGCAATCTGACAGCGTGCCAATTACCCGTTCGGCTGGCGTATCGAGCCGGGTTATTCCATCGAAGAAAACAACGTTATCATCCGTCATTACGGAAATCTTCCGGTTGTGGGCACATTCGTTTTTCTATCTCGCGGAATGCTTTCCATAGATCATTCCGCCAAGATTTAGTCGCGGCTAACGTATGTGACAAAGTAGACGGAACACCATCGACCGGACCAACATAAAATTTCGTTGTTAACAGCGCTCGAAATTCGTCGCATATTTCGCGATTAGTTTGTCGCTTTGTCAAGTCAAATATTCCATAATGATATCGCGGGCTTCAAGCCAGCCATAAGCAACGCGAGCGTGATAACCAGCGTTATTAAGATACGCATTCCATTGGGTTTGTTCGGTTCTAACGCCGCCCGCGCCATCTCGCTTAGGCTTGGCGCTAGGTTTCTTCAATTCAATGAACAAACCGCTGTATATCGTCATAGAACGCAATGGAGCCGCATCGGGCTTAGCCGCTCTAACCGGCAACATAATATCAGGTGCGCCGGGCTTAACACCTTCCGCTTTCATGCGCGAAGCGGTAATCGGGTCACGCTTACCGCCATTAGGAATAGCGAATAAATAATTGAGCACTTCAACAGGTGGTGACAGTTTCCAATTAATTTTATTCATATCATCGTATAAAAAATTCCGCCCCGCGATAGAATAACCGCGTTCATCATTAGCTACGTCAAAACCATATCGAGCCGCGCAATTAGCCCATGCGAATAGTGCTTTCTGTTGTGAGCTTTCGCTTTCCTTAGCAATATCCCAAGGTGTCATTTTATCCTCGCAAAATAACAACGGCACATATAGCGAAAACAAGAAAACCGGAAATAAATCCGGCTAAATAATAAAGATCGTTATCCATCATTGTCAACAATGTTAACATGTTTCGTTTTAATGTTAGCGCCGCCATCGGCCAACGTGTACTTATCAAGCGGCGTATTATTTTCTTCGTATAATATTTTCATTGCCGCTACGTAAGCGCGTTCGGTTTGTTTCATTTCCGCCAATTCAGATTGTGCAGTTATAATCTCAATCTCTTTGGCTGCAATACGTTCACTAAGAACACCTAGATACTTATCGACTTTCTCGCGATTGAGTTCTAGCCATCCGGGCGCGGGCTTGATAACTTCCGCTAAATCATCGCCAGTAAACAACGGCACATTTTCATCAGATGCGCTAGCGCCTGTCAAAAGATTGCGAATGAATGTCATGCGAATTTCTCCAATTAGATGATTGCCCACACTAGCACGAACGCAACCGCCGCGACAATAGCTACAGCGATAGCAAAACCGTTCCCGGTTTCCTTGATGGCGACCGGCTTCGGATAACGATAGGCGCGAAATTCCGGGTCAATACCAAACCTAATTTCTCTCTTATACATTTCCTATTCTCCATTCGTTGTTATTCGCGGGTTATCCGCTACAGGCACATATTGCCCATCAATTATTAACGCCAAGTAAACAATCGCATTATTTAATGCGGTAATTCGATCTTGATAATGAATAATATCTTCTTTGCGTAGCCAGTCGCCGCCAATACGCGGATTTTGCGCGCGATGAACCCGCGCAACGTTTTCATCGCGAATAATGGTTAGAATATTGAGAGCGTCGCTTTCAGTCATCGATTGAACTTTCCAGTACGTTAAACAGATTACCGCGTGACCAGATAACGCGCAAGGTAAATGGTTTATCTCGCGATATTCTAACTGGTTTGGTTAAAGCTAAATTTTTAGTAAATACTTCGCGAGATTGCAGTGGGCGACTAAAATAAAATTCGTTTACGCCGCCGTTATCTTTCATGTATTGTGCAAGATCGCCCGGCGCAATTTGTCGCTTTTCCGCCTCGCGTAAGACAATCGAATAACGTGCTATGTTGGTACGATTGGAGCCATCAAAAACATACCGGCAAACGATATTAGGAATGTAATTAGTTTTTTCAACGTAGTGCCTTCCATCATCCGGCGCTATCGATTTGAATAACGCTTCCATTTCGGCCATATCGACCGGATTATTGTTGCATCGCTGAACCATACGCATACAATCGGCTAGCACTTCATATAGTTTGAAGCTTGCCAGCTTTTTATGCCGAATAACAACGTCAACCGCCGAATGCTTTATGTTCGCTGCGAACGTTCCAAAAGACACAATTTCAGACATGATTTACACCACGATCTTGTATCATCATTTACGTCACTTTCTAGGCCGAATGCCTCGAATATCATAGCAGACCCACTAACAAAATGATCGCTGCTATGATTATCCATCCAGCCAATTAGCCCGCAATACATATCAGACCAACCAGCGCGCCCGCGATTATTTCTTATAATATGTGTTTTCATGTTAGCCGGATATCCTCACCAGTAAGCCAATCGATTACGCCGCGCCGGATCAATTCTTGTTCGTCAACGGCCTTACCTATAGCATTCATCACATCGCCGCGATTTCTCAATTGCCACCAAGCTTGATCATAATAAATTTTTGATATGGTATCGCGTCCAGCAACCGCCAAAACATCAGCGTAAGGAACATCGAACATTTTAGCAATATTCATAAACGGATAGCTAGCTGGTTTTGTCATATTTCATTTTCCTTTTATGTTCGCGAGCGTATTTCTGCCGATGTTCTTTTTGTCGTTGGTATGTTGCTTTGTCGCAAAAATGCCGCTTACGTTCGGGCGGCAAAGCCGCCCATGTTATTTCATTAAAGCCGTAATCGGCTATATCAAATTTTCTTTTTCTCGGCATTGATCAATCTCAATGAATTACCGTAGCAACGAATACAATGACCACCAAAATTTACTAGATAGTATCCGCCATCATGATTAAACCCGCGTATATAATGTTGTATTTCCCCGATCCAACCGACGCGTTCCGGCCATGTTGTTCCGATATATTCGACCTTATCGCCCTTTTTCATATCAATAATCCAGCATTTGTGTTTCAGTTGTACCAAACTTTTCGCCCGGCATTAAATGATCCATTTCTTTTTGTTTAGCGCGGGCAATGGCGTTATCAACACAACTTGCCCACACTACATGCGTGGTGTCGCGAACGTCGCGGGAATTATCGTTATACCAATAATAAATATAAAGCTTAACGCGATAACGCTTCAATGTTTCGCTACGAATGATTTCCGTATTCATGCCAGCACCTGATACATATGGCCGCGCTCATAAGCCGGACGCATATCCAGCGTGACGAATTTACCGCCGTTGATTGAATGCCATGCCGCCGCCAAGCAAATACCGAATGCCTTGGCATGATAAGGAATGTTGCCATACTTAGCGCGGAAAATCTGCCAAGCAATTGTCATAGAAAGTGCGGCCATATCTAATAACTCCGTTTCGTTGAAGTCATAATATCAAATCGCCAACGAATGTCAACGGTTATTTTTCATATAAACGCGAATAACTGCAATACGCGGAAGTGCTACAACTTCTGCCCCGCGCTTAGCGTCATATCTGGTAGCGTAAACACGCTTACCCGGCCACGCTACAAATTTATTTTCCGCTGGTTCACAAGTTACGTATAAATTACGGTAACAATCCGGCGCGCGGTTCATCCCAATATCTCCCAATGGTTCTTAATACGCGCGTTACGCTTCCAATGGTCGCGAGCCTTGGCGATCTGCGATTGGTCAAGAATATAGCCATCTTTAACCGTCATGCAGTGACCAGCCGAACGAATAGCGTAAATCGTGCCGGGCTTAGCGAACCATTCCGCGAAGTCGCCAACGGTACGAATGCGAGTGCGGTCATAATCGACGCGGTTAAACCACTTGCCATACTCGCGCAAAAATCGATCATAATGAACATGGCGCGTTGAACCTTGCCAATTTCGGTTAGGTCGTTGCACGGCGCGAAACCATTCGGTTGCGGTATCGAGCGATACGCCCGCACAAATAGCCATTGCGACGATACCGCAATTGCTAAGACCGAACACCATATTTTCGGGATACTTAATCGGTAGAATGTCCATAATGTCAACTCATGTTTTACATTTTGCTATAAACTCATCTAGCAACTTTCCGGCTGTATGTAAAGAGGAATGATTATCACGCAATGCCACTTCACCAATAACGGTTAACAACTCGTCATCAGTGCCGCCATAATTTTCAATGAAATCGCCTCTATTTATAATGGCTTTATCTGTATAATAAGGATTTTCATCATAAAAATTTGATGGTTTATCGCAATCAATAGTAGGCATAATAATTATATTATAATTATCAAAAACCCTAACGACTGATATAGACCACCCGTTATCGAAAGAAAATCGAGCAACCGGCGACATTCTCATACTAAGAAACAGGTTCATTGTTCTGCATCCATGTTAACCATTTTCGATAATCGTTAGCGTCTATATATCCATTATAATCAATGAACGTTCGCAATAATTTACCGCCGCGATATAACCACCAATTATTAGTCATAAAATCTACCGTAGCGCCGATTTTCTGCGCGGCGATATCGACATGAATTAGCTCGCGTTCCATTCTGGATTAACCCATAATTCCGCGTTGCATTTGCCCGGCGTCTTTTCCGGCACGTACAACTGCCCCACTGTGAACGTATCCGTATCCCGAATGCTAAACCGGGCTAGCGCGGCCTTCTGCGCGGCAGGGAGCATCTGTTGCGCCTTGCCCCGATCCTGCCACGGCCCGGCAACAACGGCAAGCACTGCCCCATCGCGCCGGAAGCCTAGAACGTACCATCCGCCAAACATGGTTACTGCGCCCATTCCGCATCGATAAGTTGTTTCGCTTCGTCGCGATTGATATCGTCGCTACGGCGCATTCGATCATGATAATAACGGTATCCCGTCGAATACCAAACAACTCGCAGCCATACTTTTGTTGAATTATATTCGCGCGAGCGCAAACGCATGTTGCATTCGTCATCGTCGGAAGAACCTGCGGCGATTTCCATTTCTTCAATGGTCTTATAACGCGGTTTCATGTTCACAATCTCCGGTTACACTAACGCTATGTCTATAGCTTTGGCAATCGCCAAACATTCATCACGCCCGTTAATGGCAATAACTTCATTTCTACCGCTAGCAATTGTCAACGCACCATGACGACGAATGTTATTTATTTGCAACGAATATTCCGCCGCTTCACGCTGCATTGCGTATGCGATGCGAGAAGCTTGCGCTTCTGTAAGTTGCAACATAATCATTTCCGTATCTCCATTTCGTTATGGAGATAATAGCATCTATCCGCGACTTGTCAAGCGATTAAATTGCTCGATATATTCGTTATAGTGAACAAATCGTTTTTCGTAATCGCTAGTAAATACCGATAAATTATCCTGCACGGTGTTAATGGCAACGCCTTTATCGCTGATAGCTATGCCCACAATAGCATCGACGTTGATCGAATAATCGTGAACGTCCAGCATATCAACGTGGCGGCTCAAATCCTTATGAAACAGCTTGTAAGCATCGCGCGGATCGTCGGCGGGTATCTTGTGTGCCCGGCCATTGTAAAGCCGGAACACGACCGCATCATTGGCGCGATGCATGTAAATGAGGTTATAAGGATTGATCGCAATACCTTGGCGCAATTCAATAAGCATTTATTTAATATTCCTTTTCTTTTTAATGGTATCTGGTTTACGGCGAATAATGAGTGTTTGACTTCGCGTAGTGTGCGCCGTGCATTTATACACCTTTAGCCATTCGCACAATTCCGCGAATTGTTTATCATAATCCGGCTGCACGATATGCATATCAAAACTTTCCGATTTTAGCCATCAATTCGGCACGGCTATTGACCTTCACTCGCGCGAACATGCTTCGTATGTGAACCTTTACGGTTGCTTCCGACAATCCCATTTCAAATGCAATAAGTTTGTTTGACAATCCCGCGCGAATGTATTTGACCATTTCCCGTTGCCGGGCAGTGAAGCAATCAAGATCGAATGGCGTGATCGCGGCAATCTCGTCATCGGTCAATACGTAGACCGGCGAAGATCGATACCCCATTATTTGCGCCAACGCTGAATTATCATATTCGCTAATAAATGTTTCGCCGTAAGGATCAGTAATATAATAACCAACGCTTTTCATACTTCACCCGCTAATCTGTCCAAATATGTCAAACCGCCCATTCCCGAAATGGGCGCGTCAAGTGATAGCGTACCAAACAAATCGCGCTGTTTCCAGTAGGCAGCAATAAATGATTTTGCCTGTTTAGGTATATCGTTAATAGTTAGTTTATTTTCGATAACTGCTAAAACGATATCACTTATAATATCGTCGCGGTTATGCGGAGCGTATCGATTAGGAACGGCATTACTAGCCGCCGCATATATTTCGTTTTGCGAGAGTAGCCGCTTGATACTGTTACCAATTGGAGCATAGCCAACCGTATCGGAACGCATCATCGCCCGGAATAAACGCATATAGGCAGCTTCCGCCGCTCTATAAGCCGGATCGCGGCGTTTCGCCTGTATATAGCGATAATGGTTTTCGCGTTGTTTCTCGCGCGCTTCTTTGCTTCGATTGGCTCGATAGCGTTTGTTATATTCGCGCTGTTTGATTAGACGCTTTTCCGCGCTAGTCACTTCTGATATTTCTCGATTAGTTTTTCCAGTATATATGGTTGCGCGGCGACTATGTTATGCGGAACCCAAAAACCATATTTCCATTGTTCATCGCGATCACTTCGATAATGAAAATTGACGTGTCTATATGTTTCAAGATCATTTATTGGTAGCGCATCAGCTAACGATATTTCTGACGGGTAATCGTCAACATAAAATGGCTTATGCAACGTTAGATATTCTACGTGGGAAGTTTCCACCTTGCCGTCATAATATCCACCAATGACCAAACCTCTATATACCGTCATATTCAATATCTCCATTTCTCTTTCGACTAGACGCCAAAGCCAATCGCTTGTCAAGCCGCTTTCCAATTTCAATCATGCGTTCAGACCAGCCAGCTAGCGGCATAGCCGGTTGCGACTTACTCGCCAGCGCGGCAAGGCTTGATGCTGCACCGCCCTTAAGCCCGGCGCGGGCGTAGTGTCGCGGTGTTTTAGTCATAGTCATCATCCCCGTTAGTTGGGAGCTTACGATTATCCGCGCGCGGAACGTCTCGATTAATCCGCGAATAATAGGGATTAGCTTCGTAATCGAGTGAACGCATATGCCCGCACTTAGGGCAAACGTGAAGCCCGGCCTTGCGTTCATATGGTGAACCGCAAAGTTGACAATTACTATCAGTAAAGAATTTACGCTTTGGTTTCTTCGCCATTCGTTTCGTCATCCTTTTCTAATGGGAAAAATTCAGCATCCAGCATAACAGGATCATCGCCGCTTTCCATCCATAGCTTATAAGCGTGCGGATAATACTTACGCGCGAGCGCATGAACCGGGTAACCTTGTACGCCAATAATCGCCAGTGCGCTATTAATACCAATAACCGCTTCTGCCGTGCCGCAACCATTAACCCGGCCCATTTCAAACATGCACGCTGCCCATCCTTTTGCACCTAGATAGCGTTCGGTTTCAGCGATAGCGTTTAAATCGTTTTTCTTACGATCCGGGCCATCAAATCTAATGGTGTAATGTGTCATATTAACTATTCCTTGTTTCTCATTGCGCGCAAAGCTTGCGCTTCCGCATCATGAAAGACCAATTCGAGTTGCGCAATCAATACACGTTGCTTCATATCGCTACCCCAATGCGTCATTGCATCAAGCGCGGCATGTAGTGCCTCGCGCATTTGCATTGCTTCGCCAAACGATAGCGTGTTGGCTAGTTCAAGATTGCTGATATCGACCATATTACTTATCCTTCAATTCGTAGCGCCATGTTGAATGCGTGATGCGGCGCTTTGTTGCAATGCCGCGCTCTACCAGAGCCTTTAACGTCCGGTCGTTGCCGTGAACCGACATTGAGAATACCGACGCGCCCCAATACGTTACATCAATGTAACCGTTTGTCTTTAGCGTTTCGATTGCCTTTTCCATGTTTACGGAAAGCTTTGCCATCTTCATAATCTCCAGAAATGAATTGGGGCATTCGCGCCCCGTTATTGATTAGACTAACATAAATGGATAACGAAACAAATAACCACCCTTGCTTGTATCGAGACGCACAATCGCTGTCCAACGGCCTTCCGGGGTACGCACTACCATGAAACGATCATCATATTCAGGATAGAGTTTCTTGTCCTCGTCAATCCGCTTGCGCAAAGCCTTTTCGGTTGCGTAGCTTTTAACGTTCTTCCATTCCGTTTTCATCTCGCGAAGTGCCATGTCCGTATCTCCATTTTCTATAATGATAGAATAGGACTAACCGCCAACAATGTCAACAACAAAATTCAATTATTTTTGCTTTTTCCTTCGCTATCATATTTGCCAGTTTGTGTTGCTATTTTATGCGACAATTCTTTCGCCAACGTTTTGTCATGCGGATAATATAAATGTTTACCACCAAACGCTATTGATGCCGCTATAACTCGCCATTCATGAACCGTGAATGTAAGGCTAAAAGTTTCCATGATTATGCACCATTATTTTCTTTAACATGTCAATGAGCGTTTCGCTACTAACAGTGTAAACGTTACCGTTTATCATTGTCACCGCGTAACCACCGCCCGGTTTAGTTTGCATAGTAACAACATGATCTAGATTAATAATCAATTCATTACCATTTAAATGATATAATATCATATTAATCCGCCATTCTTATTTGTGCTTCTGCTACAATCATCTGAAAACCTTGCGGGTCAATCTCAACGACAAATCGCAGTGATCCGCGACGGGTCAAATAAATGCCCACAATCCAGCCGAAATACCGGGCTTCGCCAGTATGTTTTTCAACGTAGTCGCCTACATTGAATGGAGTAATGCTTTCTTCCGGTTCTTCTATCTCGTTACCATTCCCATCGATCATTACAGCAACTCCAATTGAGCGTTCGGAACATACACGCGATTAGCGCGCTTTGCCAGATACGCGGCAATTCGGTCGCGCCGTTCATTCTCAATTTCGGCGGCGGTGAATATTTCAAACGTTGCGCCGCGAGCATATTGTTCCGCATGAATGCGGTTCTTATAACCAATCACGATATTGCCGCGATGGTCACCAACGTAATTGATACCAGCGATTTTTACAGCGTCAAACATTTTCATATCTCCAATTTGTTGCCCTTTTATAGCGCATCAAATTATTGCTGTCAACTGCTAATTTCACTCACTAAATGCTCTTATCTATCTATTTATTCTATATATAATAATTATAAGATATATATAAGATATATAGAAGGGTTAAGGTGTTGATTTTACAGCGTTCTTTAGATTTAGAAGATTTCTTGATAGTTTGGAATTTTGGTATCGTGTAAGGCGGTTTTGAGTGAGTGGGAGCCGGAGAGATAGAGATATAGAGGCTCAAAAATCCCATAAATCTCAAGTCACTGATTTCATTGAGTTTTTGCCTTATAACCGTCTTATATTCCCTTCTATACGACCTAAAGTCTGACCGCCCCGGTCATATCTGTCTAATAAGATAAATTTGCGATGTTGTCTTATATAATCTATCCGCATCAGCGGCATTGACTTTCGACAAATAGCCCATCTCAATAAGAGTGTTAACAGTTCGTTTAATAGCCGAAGTTGACCCTTGTCTATCGTCTTTGAATGCTTTGTAATTAGATAACATTGGTTGCATATACGAATATGGAATATGAAAGTTCTTTGGCATTTCGTCGCGCAATATCTTACAACGTTTTTTGAGTATATGAATATCAGTCGTAAGATATGTTTTTATTACTTCCATCAACATATTTATCTGCCGATTATCATCCGTTTCTTTTTGTTCTCCCATTTCGCCGCGTTCGAATTTGCCCATCAATCGGAAGCTATCAGTAAGAACCAATGATGTAGCCCAATCAACCATTAGCGCATCAACTACCGGCCTTTGATAATTGTGGGCAACTGCTAGCAATCCAGCTACACGTAATATCTTGAAATGCGTTCTATTCCAAACGTTACGCAATGTTTCGGTTGACGATGCATTTAGATAGTTGTCGCAATAGTTCTCAACATCGTTTAGCTTTTCCTGCGCATCAGGTGTTATATCGATTGCTATCGAATGGCCGCTTTTGGCGTTAGTGAGGCAATGTAGATAAACGCTATCGAGCAATGACAATAGGTGTTGTGGAAATTCCAGTCCGCTACGATTGCGATTAGGTGGCGGGCGTGGCCCGTTGTATTCGATAATCAGAAAACGCGGTAGCAATCCAGTTGCTACGCTCTTTTCGTCCAGCGCCTCATAAAAGCGCGATGGAACGCCTTCGCCTAATAGCGTGAAAGCTGGCGAGTGAATTGGTTCGGTATTCTTCACTTTCTCGGAATAAACCGTTGGTTGCATCGTGTCGCCGGGGCCGGATTTATTAAACAGGTCCAGCAATGCCGTTACCAATGCGTCATCCGCGCTTGTCGCTTTTGGTCCAGTGATTGCGCGAAGCTTATTACCAAACTCGCCAACAACTGACACTAGACAAGGCGGCTCGCGATCCGCCAAAAAACGCAATAGCGCTTGACCGGATGAAATGTTAGCTGGACCGTATATGTTTGCGGCGCTAGCGGCGCGGCCTGTCATTTGGCTAACTGTAAGCGATATGTTTGAAGCAATGGCTTCTTTGCCCTTGCCAGTTTCCGCGACAAACATAATGTAAAGATTTAAGCCGGTGTCGCTGATATTGTATTGCCTGCCCACAATACCGGCGAAAAGACCAATGGCCGCCGCTAGCGATGCCTCATAGACCGGGCGGTATGACTTCGCCAGATAGAAGTCGAGCATCATTCCTAGGATGCCGGGCGGCTTCACGGTGCGCCACGTATCGAGCGGGAAGGGGACGGGGGTGGTATGGGGAGCGGAAACGTAGGTCGGGTCGGAACCTAGTTCCCCGCTCCCCGGCAGCGCATCAACCGTATCCCGGACATTCAAAACGGGTAAGGGCGCGCTAAGTGTTGGCGCTACACCAACATTGCTTTCATACTTCGATTTTTCGAGCGCCGCAATCTCTTTTTCCATTCGGTCGCGCATATCGTCGCTCAATGGCGGCGGCTGATTATCGTAAGATCGCTGCACCATGTCGGCAACGTAAGTCATACGCTTCGCTTTGGCGCGTTGACCTAGCCCGGACGCCTGAAACATTCGGATAACTTGCGGCGTGAATTGCGTATAGAAAGCGATGATGTTGATTAGCGCGAAGTCCGCTTCCGATTGTGAACTATAATATTGCTGCCAATCTCCATTATACAGCGCGGCAAACTTGTCGCCGTTAACAGCGCCCGACGCCATGTCATATATTACCTTATCGTCATATGTCTGCATAAGGTCAGATATGAAACCGTTTTCCTCGCGCTGGATTGGCTTCAATTCTTCGTAAAGAATGTTGGCAAGTTCCTGCCGTTCTGCGATTGGCGCGTTATGGAAAACATTTCCGGTCATCGTGAAGAACCGGGCAAATGAATACATTTCTACATAGTCGCGCTTTTTGCCGGATGGCGTATTTGCTTTAATGATTATGTGCAAACCGTTGCCGCTTGGTGAGCGTTCCGCGTAACTGTCAAAGGCGCGAAAAATCTTTTCCTGCCGGGCGATGATTTCCGGGTCGGTCGAATAATCAAGATCGATGCCGCAATACGGGTCACGCGGGGAGAACACAAAACCTATCCCGGCGTACCGTTGCCAATCGTTAGCGCCTTCAACAGCTTGTTCAAAACTGCACCACGTTTGCGAATTGGTTGATGAGACATGTCGCCCGGTTACCGGGTTATACGGCACTTTGGTCGGCTTGGTGCCCGCGTCGGCTTGTTCATAGCGCCATACGCACCATTGAACCAGTTGTTTTAATTCACTTGGAATATTTTCAAAGGGCATTACAAATCCAGTTCTTTGCCGGTCAAAATAACGTAAAGCAACTCTACCTTGTTAACATCGGGCGCATTATACCGATTGACCGCAAATCCCCGCAACCAGCTAATAGATAAAACCGGCAGTTCTGTATTTCTTTTATTATGTGCTTTGGATATTCTATTCACTACACCGCAAGTTAACCGGCGCGGGCGATTTGCCCATAAATCTAGTGTCTGCGCGTGCAGTTTTAACAACATGTGGGGATTTCCTGAATTGTGCGTAAAAACAACGTAACAGCGTCGATAGGGGTTGACAAGCCCATTTTGCCGGTCTAGCCTGCAATCATTATCCACATAACAACCGGGGTAGAAATGCTTACTAACGAACAGGACCAATTGCTTTCCGCATGGAAGGCTGCCGATAACGCCAAGAAAGAGGCGACGGCTAAGGAACTCGAATTGCGCAACAAAGTAATTGAGGCGTTTTCCGATATTACCGACGAAATGCACAAAAGCATCGAAAATATCGATCTTGGTTATGATCGGTACGAACTGAAAATTGGTCATAAACTTAATTACAAACTTGCTGATAGTGAAGCGGTTAAACTCGCGTTGCAGCAAATCGCAACAAGTGTTGAAGGCGGCCATATTTACGCCGAACGGCTTGTCAAGTGGAAGCCGGAACTTTCTGTTTCCGAATATGATAAGTTGCCGGGCGGCTTGCGTTCTACAATTGATCGCGTACTAACAATTACGCCTGCAACGAAGTCGCTGGAAATCAAACAGCGTTCCAAGTAATAAAATTGCGCGTGGTGCTCCGCGCAATGGCCGGGGAATGTTTGGTCCCCCCCCACGAACTCTCCCCGGCTTCCTATTCATAGCGTAAGTTCAACTAACAATGAGGCGCGATATGGAGTAATTTTCCCTTTCCCTTTCGAAAGACATTGCACGAAAACTATCAACAGCTATTAGGGCGCAAATGCCCTAATAGTGTTTCTCGAATTAGATAGCTAGTTGCACTAATCCGTTGCGGGATTTGGTTTAGTCGAATGAACAGCAACTAGCTTTTTAATTCGCGGGTATGGTGAAATTGGTAAACACAAAAGACTTAAAATCTTTCGCTTAGGCTTGTCGGTTCAAATCCGACTACCCGCACCAACCGGAGCAACAAAAATGCAACTCGATGATTACACTGATTATGAATACGTAATTACTGCCGGTGAAGGTAAAATGATCGCTCACGGTATCGCCAGCCGTCCTAGATTGCGTCAACTTGTTGACAATGCACTATTAGATAATGGCGATATTTCTGTTATGTGTGACGTTGCTATTCCGTCAACGGAAACAGGTAAAATTTATTATACCATATCGGATCAAGTGCATAAATGATAAGTATATTAAGCACTATCCAGCAAGGGCCAGCGAAGGCCGGTCAACGCATTGTAATAGCTGGCGTTGAAAAGGTCGGCAAAACAACGCTGGCTTGCGGTGCGCCTCGCGCGTTGCTCATCCCACTAGAAGCCGGTTTCGCCAGCATGACAATCCCGCGAACGGCCCGCCTTGAAACCCTTGAACAAGTTTTCCAAACTTGCGAGGAAATCGGTTATTATGCCCACAATGGGCAACTGCCATATCAAACCATCGTTTGGGATAGCGGCACGGCGCTTGAACAACTAATCCATGACGCCACGTTGCGAACTGATCCTAATTACATGAAAAAGAACACCAAGGCGCTAACAATGGAAGCGGCTTTAGGTGGCTACGGCAAAGCTTATAGTTACGCCAATGAATTATTTGGCCGGTTTACTAATTATTGCGACCGGCTCGCCTTCGGATATGGTATAAACATAGTAATAACATGCCATGCTTTCGCCTCGCGCATAGTTGACCCGACTAGCGGCGAATATGATACATGGGATTTGTTGTTACATTCGCCTAAAAATAATAAAAACTACGGCAAACGCGAAATGATGACACAATGGGCAGACATGGTTGCTTTCATGTATGAGCCGGTGCATGTCATCATTAACGATAAATCTGCAATTTCTCGCGCCGTTACACAAAATCGCGGTCGCGTTATTGGCGTAGATCGAACGCCGATGTACGTTGCCGGTAACCGCTACGGCATAAGCGGCGAAATTCCCATTCCGGCGCAAGGCGGATGGAATTATCTTGCTGATCCTATCTATAAAGTTAGCGGGATAGACTTATACAATCGCGACTAGAAAAGGAATGTGAGCGATGAATAACCAACCAACTGTTTTGAATTTCGACTATTCGCAAATCGATCCTAATTGGAGCGGTGGCGCATTCTTGCCAGTATCCGACGCCAAGGGCTGGCTTGTGATCCTAACCGGGGATAACGGCTTCAAGCCAACGAAGTCAGGCGAAGGCTACTATCTTGAACTTGTGGGCATTGGTCAGGACCAGCCGGTTGCCGGTATGGAATTTGTTCTGCGGCTCAATTTGCAGCACAACAGCCAGCAAGCGGTAACTGCGGCTAATTCGCAGTTGTCGGCGCTAGGTCATGTTACCGGCTGTAATGGCGTCGTTCGCGTAACTTCTGACTTGTTCAATAAGCCGTTCCGTATCGTGTCGGTTAAACAGAACAACGGCGATTATACGCAACTCGCCAACAATGGTATTCTTGACGCCAACGGAAACCCGCCCGGTAAGGCGAGCGGCCCACAAACGACGATGCATCAGCAGAATAACCCGCCACAGCCGCCGCAAAATAACAATGGCGGTAATTTCCAGCAGCAGAACAATGGCGGCGGCAACTGGAATACCGGCCAGCAGCAACAGCAGCAGAATTTCCAGCAGAATAACGGCGGTGTGCAGCAAGGTAATTTCCAGCAGAATAACCCGCCGAACAATATGCAGGGGAACCAAGGCGCACCGTTCAACGGTGGTCAGGGCAATTTCCAGCAGCAAAATAACCCGCCTCAACAGTTTCAGCAGAACAATGGCGGCGGCGGTCAACCAAGCTGGACGCAAACGCCCGGCAAGTAATTCGCTAGTGGGCTGAAAAGCTACCGGCATGGCCGGAAATTAGCGGATAGCGGGCTAGGTTACTCCCCGGTGCCTAGCCCGTTTCATTTAGAGGAACATCATGGATTTTTCCGATAGCGCCGCGCGTATTACCGTCGCCGAAAACATTCGCAACGATATTGATGAATATTGGTCACTTAAGCGACCTAATCGACAATCAACACGAATTAGCCCGTCATCACTTGGCGAAGAATGTGCCGCGCAAACATGGTATCGTTGGCGATGGGCTAATGCACCTACAAAATCCGATGGTCGGATGGCTCGGTATAATTCAAGGGGCGAAGATAATGAAACTGATATTATTGATTATTTACGCGGTACTGGCTGGACCATATTTGATACAAATGAAAAAAATGAACAATTCAGTATTTCCGATTTTGGTGGTCACCTTTACGGCAAACTTGATAGTATTGGCAACCATCCTGTTTATACTAATGGAATAAATATTCTTATTGAATACAAATATATTAATTACAAACGTTTTGCGGCGCTAACAAAAGAGGCATTACAACTATCAGATTTCAAATATTACTGTCAAGTTGTTTTATACATGGATTATTTCAATCTTCCAGCTACTTTGTTCATGCCAGCAAATAGAAATGACGAGGATATAAAGCCTTCAATAATACCGGCCGATCCTGTCCAAGCCAAAGTATTAAAAGAAAAAGCTTACGCTATAATGACGGCTAAACAGCGCCCGGCACGCATAGCCGAAAACCCATCATTTTACAAGTGCAAATTTTGTGAAAGTGTAGATAATTGTCATTATAATAAACCGTTACTTAAATCGTGCCGTTCATGTGTTAATTGTATTCCCGTAGATGGTGGCAAATTTCATTGTAATAAATGGAATGCAATTATACCTAGTAAAGAGGCAATACTAGCCGGTTGCGACGAATGGACACCCGTTAAATGAATTTAATTAATCCCGTAAATCAATATCAAGAAAGATGGTATCAACGTGATGCTATCCAATCGATATTTGATTATTTTGACGCGGGGAATAACGGTAATCCAGTCCTCGCGTTGCCTACAGCGGCGGGCAAGACACATGTCATTTCTGGTTTTATTAAACGTGTGTTAAACACTTATACGTCACAACGTTTCATGGTCGCAACTCATGTTAAAGAGTTGATCGAACAAAACGCGGATAAGTTTAGCAAAGCATGGCCTCATGCACCATTCGGTATTTATAGCGCCGGAATGAAAAGTCGCGATTACATGCAACCAATTATATTTGGTGGTGTGCAATCTATGGTAAAAGCACCTGAATTATTCGGTCATCGCGATATGCTTATTGTTGACGAGGCGCATTTAGTTTCGCCAGCCGAAGGAAGCAACTATCAACTATTAATCGGTAAAGCTGATGGATATGACGAACGCGGTAAATTCGTCCCCGGTTATGGTTTACGTAAAATAAATCCAAATCTTAAAGTTGTTGGTTTATCTGCTACAATATTCCGGCAAGGTATAGGGTATATAACTGATGAGCACGCCGGGCGAATATTTACAGACATTGCGTATAACCTTTGTACTATGGAAGGTTTCGCGCGACTTATCGCGGAAGGTTATTTGTCACCACTTATACCTAAGCGCACATCGATTGAAATTGACACTAGCGAATTTACGCGCGGGGCAAATGGCGATTTCAACCAGAAGCAATTGCAGGACGCCGCTAACCGTGAGCGTGTCACACATGCGGCATTAACAGAAGCGTGCCGCTTTGGATACAATAGACGATCTTGGTTAGTTTTTGCATCGGGGATTGAACATGCTGAAAACGTTAGCAATATGCTTAATTCTTTTGGAATTAGTAGCACTTTTGTCCATTCTAAAATCTCCAATGACGAACGCGACAAAAGAATTAACGCTCATAAAGATGGCCGCGTGCGTTGCCTTGTTGGCAATAATATTTTCACTACTGGTTATGACCATCCGCCTTTAGATTTTATAATTGATCTTCAACCAACAATGAGCGTAGCGAAACATGTTCAAAAATATGGACGCGGTATGCGAGTTAGCCCGGATACCTATAAGGAGAATTGTCTCATACTCGATTTCGGCGGAAATGTTCGCCGTTGCGGTCCTATCAATGATCCGTATATCCCAAAACGAAAAGGCGAAGGCAGCGGGGAAGTTCCGGTAAAAATTTGCGAAGCGTGCGGAACGTATAACCATATCAGCGCAAGATTTTGCGTCGATTGTGGGGAGCCATTCGAGTTTCAAACTAAAATCGTAAAGAAAGCTGGCGAAGAAGAAATATTAAAATCTGATTTACCTATTACCGAAATATTTGATGTTACTAACGTTATATATTGGAAACATATAAGCGCAAAAACTGGTATACCAGCATTAGTATGTAGTTATTATGTTGGCCTTACTAAATTTGACGAATGGGTAAATTTTGAAAATCCAAAAGCTAGACATTTTGCTAATGAATGGTGGCGGGCAAGATCGCCAGATGATCCGCCCGTAACCGTCGATGACGCATTAACCAAAACCAGATTTTTGCGTGTTCCTCGCCAAATATCTGTTTGGACTAACCGAAAACATCCTATGATAACTCGCGTTATATGGTGAAATTATGCCCACAGTGTCAGGCGGTCGCGTCGAAACAATCGGGCAACTCACAGTTTCCGAATGGTCAGAATTTATTAAAAATGAAATCGAATTGATGCTAGATCGAAAACGGCGCAACTGTTTAGGCTGCATAAACTTCGTTGGCGATAGTCAGTTGTGCGGATTAAATGGACAAATGCCACCGCCAAAGATAGCGATAAATGGTTGTGAATTATGGGAAGAAGAAATTCCGTTTTAATGGAGAAATGAAAATGCAACAGCCCATCAATCGTATTGAACGTGTAGACGTTGAAGTTTTCGCCCACGAAATGCCGGAAACGGACAACAATATTAATCTTATAGATCGTTATCAGCGTATAGCAACCAAGTCGGCAATCTATCCCGGCCAAGGTACGCCATTCGGTCTGATGTACGCGGCGCTAGGTTTGGCGGAAGCTGGCGAAGTGCAAAACAAGGTCAAGAAAGCGTTCCGCGATGATGGCGTTATATCGTTCGGCACAATGCGCGACCATGAAACCGGCTGTTACGCTAACGTTGTCGATTATGCCGGTTTGACGCCCGAACGCCGCGCACAAATCATTAAGGAACTTGGCGGCGCGCTTTGGTATATCGCCGCCGTATGCAACGAAATCGGCGCAACCATGTCGGAAGTCGCATTGCAGAACCTTGAAGAACTTTGCAGCCGTGGCGAGCGCGATACGTTGCGCGGTGATGGAGATAACCGATAATGCACATTTCACTAGACCTAGAAACATGGGGTAAACGGGCCGGTTGCGACATTCGTTCAATCGGCGCAACGGTATTTAACTCAACTAGCGTGAATTTACGCGGCGATAATACATTTTACATCGCCACAGATAACCCGCGCGGACGAATGCGAAACGGTATATTTGAGCCGGGGTTAGCTTCTGGCGACGAAGATTATTTAAAATACCCGTTACATCGCGACCCTGAAACCGTCAAATGGTGGAACGAACAAACAGCGGAAGCACAAGCCGCATTCGTTAACCCGGTTGATTTGCGCGAAGCTTGCCGCAAATTTACAGATTGGCTTTGCGAAATTGCAAACGGATCGCCTAACGGTCTAGCATCAATTCGCATTTGGGCCAATGGCCCACAATTCGACATTGCCATTCTAGAGGCGGTTTATTTCGCGGTTGGTTTGCCGGTTCCTTGGCATTATCGAGCGCCGCGCGATTTTCGGACTATTGTTGAAGCTGCCGGATTTGGCCGCGATGATTATATTAAGTATGGTGAAGCGCATAACGCGTTTTACGATGCTATTTCGCAAGCGATGACAATTCGAAATGCTTTTATTAAGCTAGGGATAAACGATGGCTAAGAAAGCGGTAACTAAAGAGGAAATGCCGTTACTCGCGGCGCTGAAATTTATCGCGCTGGCTCAACACGAAACCGGCGCGCCTAATCAAGTGAATTGCCGGTTACTCGATAATTCGATAACAGCTTATGACGGCGTGTTAGCTTGCGGCGCATATCTGCCCGAAACCGTTCCGGCAATTTGCCCTAACACTATGCAGCTAATAAAGGCGATGGAAAAGGCTAGCGACGTTTCGGCATTGTCATTCGAGACAAATTCAATCATTGTAAAAACAAACAAGTTTCGTGCTATTGTTCCATGCGTACCCGGTACTGATCTTATGTTTATTTATCCAGATCAACCGTTATATGAACTTACGAACAACTTTCGCTCGGCAGCTATGACGGCGGCTATATGGACTAAAGAGAACGCACAAACTGTTGTCGCAGCGTCGATTATGCTTCGTCCCGGTTCATGTGTGGGTACTAATGGCCGCGCTCTAATCGAGGTTTGGCATGGTGTTGATATGCCATCCGGTCTTATTGTTCCTAAGACATTTATCGACGCGCTAGGAAAAGTAAAAAAGAACATAACCCGTTTTGGGTTTTCTGATACCAGTTTAACAATATGGTTTGATGATAATTCGTGGCTTAAAACTCAATTATATTCCGAACAATGGCCTAACATTGATTTATTTTTAGCATATACTGAAACGGCTAAACCGGAACTTGTCACAAAAGAATTTTGGGAAGCTATCAAAACAATATCCGTATTTAGCGAAGATGGTCGAATATTCATGAACGAAGGTTTTGTTTGTTCCCACAAATCGACGGCAAAGGGCGCGGAATACAAACTAAAAGGATTGCCATCGGATCAAAGCTATGATTTCAAATTATTGCTTGCGATAAGCGAACTCGCGACAAGTTTTGATTGGGAAGGCAATGACCGTGTTACGTGTTTCTTTGGCGACAAATTACGTGGTGTTTTGGCGAAATCATCCTATTGACATTATCAATTAATGCTGCTATTATGCGTTGTCATTAATTGGAGAAATAACTATGGCAATTCGTTATATGCGACCGGGTAAAACACCATTTTTCATTACTCCCCGCGATGATGGATTTAAAATGGCATTGATAAAAGATAATAAGTTCATCGGATGGCGAGAGCGCGGAACTAGGTTTGCAACTAAAGATGAGGCGTTTAAAGTGTTTGAAACCGTATTCGGTTCTAGACCTGATTTGACAGTGGGCGAAATAATATAGTGTTTTGGGATGACGACGAACTAACGAAAAAGAAAAAGGCGCGGCTTCACTTGCCGCCGCCTATTCCTGAAACCAATTGGACCAAACCAACGGAGCCGCCGAATTTATCGGCGGCTACCGTTATTTCGTTCGATACGGAAACCAAAGATTTACACCTTAACGACGAGGGGCCGGGATGGGCGCGAGGCAAGGCGCATATCGTCGGCGTGTCGCTAGGCGCTGTAGACGCCAAGGGCAACCGGGGCGCATGGTACTTCCCCTTGCGGCATGAATTGGAGCCGCACGACAACATTGACCCTGCCGCCTTCCTGCCGTGGCTCGGCAGCGTTCTAGACACGCCTCATGTGCGCAAAATCGGCGCAAACCTCACCTATGATATCGGCAACCTCGCGGCGGAAGGCGTGACAGTATCCGGCCCGCTTGATGACGTGCAGTTTGCGGAAGCGTTGATTGATAATGATGCTTTAGTTGAATTAGGAACGCTAGGGCGTAAATATGTTGGAAAAGGTAAAACGGATGACGCGGTAAAAGAGTGGATACAAAAAGCGTACCCAAATACCAAACCTAGCGAATGGAAGAATGATATTCACAGAACACCGCCCCGACTAACCGCACCTTATGCTATTGATGATGCTGTTTTACCTATCGATATTTTTAATCACCAATATCCTATATTAGAAAAAGAAGAATTATTAACGGTTTACCGCATGGAATGCGATTTGATACCGTTAATGATTGAAATGCGATTTGCCGGGATAAGTGTTGACGTTGAAAAAGCGCATAATCTTATTGAAGAACTAAACGCGGATACTCGTCTGTTATACGCTAAAGTCTACAATGATTACGGCGTTAACATTCAATCGACCGGACCAACCGACTTAGTTAAGCTGTTTGACCATGTGGGCATTAAATATCCGCGCACGCCTACCGGCGCACCATCATTCCGCAAGGAATGGTTAGCTAGTCAAGAAAATCCTGTTTCGGATATCATCAATGATATTCGCGAACATGAAAAAATGGTCAGCACATTTTTGACCGGATATATTATTAATAAAAATGTAAATGGTAAAATTTATCCGACATTTCATCAATTAGCTAATGACGAAAATGGTACTAAGGTAGGTCGATTTGCTAGTTCTGACCCTAACTTGCAGAACATTCCGGCACGAACAAAATTAGGTAAAAAGGTTCGCACCTGTTTTATTCCTGATCCGGGGCATGATCGATGGATGAAATTAGATCAATCGCAAGTGCATTATCGCATTCTCGCGCACTTCGCCGTAGGTCCGGGGAGTGATGAACTACGCGATACTTATTGCAATGATCCGTCTACCGATTATCATTGGAACGTCTATAATCGTGTAGCACCAATAATGAATTGGGACACAAGCGACGACGAATTAAACGAGTTTCGTCGTCGCCCGATTAAAAATGTCAATTTCGGATTGCTTTATGGTCAAGCGGAAAAATCACTAAAATACAAAACCGCTATGTATTTTGGCGAAGGTTTTGGAGATAAAGAAGCCGCTGAATTTTTCAAAGCTTACTTTGAAGGCGCACCATATGTTAAGCCCACAATGGCCCATATCGGTAAAGAAGTTCAAGCTTTCGGCTACGTCAAAACATTACTCGGGCGTCGTATTCGTTTTAATTTATGGGAGCCTAAAAAACGCGAACGCGGTGAATATTATGAACCGCTACCGTATGAAAGCGCATTACGCGAATATGGGCCGAATATCAGACTAGCTTATGAATATCGCGGGGTTAATTACAAGTTCCAAGGTAGTGAGCCGGATATTATTAAAAAAGGAATGCTCGATTGCTATAAATCCGGCGTGTTCCGCGTAACCGGCGTGCCTCGCGTTACCGTGCATGATGAATGCGACTGGTCTATTCCCCGCGATGATAACGAAACGCGCGAAGCAATAAATTATATTCGCCATTTAATGACTAATTGTATTCCAATGCGTGTCCCGCTAAAAGTTGACGAGGAAGCCGGGCAGTCATGGGGCGAAGTAAAAAAACTTAAAATAATCGCTTGACAATAATCATTCGAATTGCTATTTTGATTATAACGAAATGGAGATAACGGATATGGCAAAAATTCATCTTCGCGCTAACAAGTTGACCGGCGAAAATCGTGCCGTCGCTCTTTGTGCAGTTCGTACAATCAATGGCAAGCTTCGCACTAATCACCGTGAAACATACCGTTATATGGCTTCTGAAATTATCGGCTTCGATGATTATAAGAAGATAGCTAATAAAGATCGTTGCGCTCATTGCGACGGTTTAATTCCTTCCCATAATGCAAAACGCCTTGCGCTCGGATTGCGCAATTGGGATATGTCAGACGCGGCGCGCTAATGCGCCGCTTGACGCGGGAACCGAATAGCCTTATATGCGTTGTCACAAGCTCTAGTCGGCCTGAAACCTATTGATGTTAAGCGCATGACGGATAGGTGAATTGCGCGGCGACTAGGGCGATGGCGAAGTTGGAACCAATTCGACCGGCAAACGATCCTTGAAATACGAAACAAGCGTTGTCGGCGTCGTTACGCCCGTATTAGGATCAGTCAAATTCATCGTTATTTCAGCCTGTACGTAAAGCCAGCCAACGCCCGGCGTTGTGACGCTTGGAACGGTTATATTGAGCGTATTAGCGCTAGCCGTGTCTGCCGTCGCTCCGCAATCGTATTCAGCGCCGCCCGCGTCAACGACGATAACACGATGAACTTGATATTTTGCCGCAGATGATATTTCGCTAGCGTCTGCCGCCGCCGTCTGCAATTTAACCGTAGTGGTAAGTCGCGATCTTGTGCGCCAAGTAATAGTTTTAGTTTCGCCTTCTGTAAGCGTTACAGTGGTGCTATTTCGGGTTCCCGTTATTTTTGTATCATGCGGCCTTGGTGGAGCCATAGAACGTAAATAAGTCGGTTCCCACAAATTAGCAACGTCCTTAACCGCCGCGATGGAAAATTCAGATTTACTATTGATCGTATTCGATGCGAAACGCCACTGTTGCGGTAATCCGGTTGCGGCCTTAGCTGGCGACATTAACTTAGCATTACTAAATGTTCGGTTAGTGATAAAACAATTAGCCGCGCTTGCATGGCTAGAAGCAACAGTATCGAGCAACGCCCGGCGTACATTAGTCAACGTGTACTGTAGCGGTCCGGTTTGTGTTACACCTTCAAAGCTCAATATTTCATCATCAATAAATAAAAATAATTGACCATTTACAACACCATCATTGCCGATAGCTCGCATATTAACCGGGTTAACAACATCGTCTATAACGAGTGAACTTATAAGGCCCGTTGTCCAACCATCATATTTATCAATAGCCGCACCAAGCTTGCCATATGTAGGATACGCCGAATTTTCGATAACTCTAATATTATTAGGATTAAAACTTGTGCCTAAATACCAATAACTATCAAATGATGATTGACGAGAGTTAGTTGGTATCGCCAACATAAACGCCGAAGCAATCTTGGACGACATTGACGAAAGCAACCCGGTTTCACGCGCTATCCAGTATGGAGCGCTTATAGCATAAACCGCGACCGGACCAGCCGGGTCAAATGAATAGTCAGGATCGGGCGGCGCTGCCGGTGGGGCGAATGAGGCAATTTGACCGGGGATAAATTGCGTAGCTTGAACGATCACGCTATTATTATCGGGCGGACCTATGCGCAACTTATCAACAGTTAATAAAACACTGTATATTTCATATTTATAATAATTTAATGCAATTATAGAACCGGGCGATAATTCCATACCATCGTTATTGACGACCATACTAAGTTTAAATCGAGGAATATTTACCAAACCTAGGTCGCGGGTCACTAAGTCATTAGCGACGGCAGCGGTCATTGCGAATGGGTAGCTAACGTCGCCCGAACGCCGTGACCGCCCGGCGCTTTGCGATCTAGATGATGTTTGACCTAACACAAAATCAGGTTCGTAACCATTTGCGCGGGAAACAAATTCACCATTCAATTGCGAAAGTGTATCGCTCCATTTAGATTTGTCAAATCCAGATAAGTCAATAATATTAGAATAACCGAACGTTTTTACAATATTCGGATTGAAATTATTAGGTCGAACCAAATTTAGTTTAAGTTTACCACTAGTAATATCTTGGTACATATAAGAATATAACTGTTGCTGTAATAAATTTATAACGTCTTTAATTCCTATACCGGTAGACGTAATTACAGAACAAGCGTTATTCTCACCTTTTACCGTTACCGCCGCCGCCGCGAAGTTAACGGTATCAACATTAGAAATATTCAGCGAAGCAAATCCCCATTCATTAGTTATCGCCTCTACCAACGCCGAAACCGTATTTATATCACTACCAATAACATTATTTGCGCCAGATAGACCTAACGGATTAGGATATCGAGATACCTCAAAAGATAACGCTCCCATCATCAAATCGGTGCGAACGCCTTGAATAATACAATACGCTAAACCGACATAACCGGGGTTATCGGCTTCCGTTATTATTACATCGGCAGTTTGATCGTAAGCGCCGCCGTGCCATGTTAACGTACAACCGCTAATTGCGCTACCGTCTATTGTGGGCAGCGTTATTTGCGTTCTATTTGGCCCAATATTACCAGACCATATAGGCTCATCATCATAATAAATAGTTGTTAGATTTACCCCCGGACCAAGGCAAACACCAATAGCAACATCGGCTTTATATCCGTAAATATAAGTAGTCGTTACTACTGTTGTAACTGTTTGTTCATACGGCGTACCTAATTCATCTGGCACAGCTTCCTTAGTTTCTGTTGACGTTGTTTCTGATCTATATAATGCAGTAAAATTACCAAACCATATAAAATTCGGATCATTTATTCTTCGCTTGCCCACAATAGCAGGTATTGCCGCGCCGACACGGGCAGTCGGCAAACTTGGTCGCGGTTGAACCGGGGCGTTAGTTACTTCACTCGTTTTAGTGACGCCCGGACGCGGACCGGCCTTGCTTTTCTTTTCTACAAAACCAATAGGTTCAGAACTATACGTAACCATTACTACGCCCTTGCATCCGGAAAAATAATTCTGTTGCCTTGTTGACGGCGTATTTCAGTTGTCACCGTGGCAAGGTTTTCAGCATTCAATTGTTCAAATGGATTTTTAAGCGGGATAAAATCATGCCCGCCATAATTAACAACGTTATTAAATACTAATTTACAATCACCTAATCTTAGATGATCACAACCTCTTATTAGTTTTACGGTATCACCAACTTTAACATTGACTAATTTATAATTTAACGCTATACGATTATTTTGATTATCAACTATATCCCGTTGTTCGCCAGTAGCGTCATTTATAAACGTACCACCCGATAAATCACCATTACCATAACCGTCATCAGTTACAGTTATAAATCGATCTTGTATTTTAGTTACAGTTGTTGTTACTGTAAATGTTGCTTTATTTACTTTGCATCGTGCATCGTATAAGTCATGATTACAAATTCGTTGATAATTCACACTCGATAAACCGCCCGTTAATTCGGCTTGTAAAAGCGATCCGGTTTGTATAGTTGTCATTCCTTCGCTATCAGTATTATAATTTATCCCGTAACCAATCCATATACGTTTGAAATCGATGGCCCAATTATCCCCATGATGAACCTGTATTATTTCAATATTGAGCATTTGTGGTGAATTAGTATATGCGTAAAGAATACTTAATTGATCGGTTCCGGGTAATCTAATATCCGTAGTTACTGGACTATCTATTAAAGTAGATATATCTATTGAACTACGTGAAATAGCTCTAGGTTCGTAAGTTTCGTCATTAACTGTTACAGTGTCAATGTAATCAGTGTAAAGAAACTCACCAAATGGACCGGTAAACTTATAGCATTCAACTGGTCGCGCATTGTCAACAGATTGTGGTTTTGTGCTCATTCGTTTACGGCCCTAACATCAAACTCAATATTAGAGTGAAAAACTTCGTGTGTCAATTTAATGCGATCACTATCTAGGCGAGTTTTATACATAAATGAAATACGTTTTATTTTATTATCCCCGGCACTACTCCCTATCGCCGCGTTTAACTTGATATTCAAATAGTCATAATCACCATTGTTATCAAAATGCGGAGTAACTTCCAATATTTGTCGGTAAATAATTCCATTTTGTGTTACAATTCGCACGTATCTATAGGTACTATAAATCCAATAATTCATGAATTGAATTTGTTTGGTTCGCAATACGGTAGATGATAACGCAGGTTCATCATATAAAGGTAAATCATCAAAATAAGACGGCAAAAGAAACGTCTTTTGCATACCTTTAGAATAATCAATAAATGTTCGCCAAAAATCTATTTCGGTAAATCTATCGAATTTATATTTACGCGCGCCACTAATTAATGAGGTTCGCCACGTTGTATCAGGAACGGCTTTTGATGTTTCATTGTCGAGCCATTTAACATCGGTGTTAAATATTTCATCTGCCTCATCCAATATCGGTTTATCTAACACCACTAAACCATTATACGTAGGCAATACAGTTGTTATATTAGGATTATCAAACGATCTATATATATTCGATTTTAACTGTAGCTTTAATGTGCCCGCTACAGAAAACATAGTTAAACCTTGCATTATTATAATAAATGTAGATACCGGAGCTATACGGTAACCAACGGGTATATCATAGGTTAATGGTGCGGATAAATTTAGCCCATCACTATCGATAGTTGTAACGGTAAGATATTTAGTTTCGAGCGTATCAGGATTTATTACGCCTATCATTTCACCGTCGCGAAAATCAGACCTAGATACATCGATAAATATTTTAGAGTTACCCACACTTGCGGTTGACGTTAATTCGATGGCGTATTGATAAAATGGGAACAATATGTTTTTATTGAGATACTTTTTAACTAAATTATATGCGTAATTTCGTTGTTCATCCGTCTCAATTACACAATCAATATCTAACATATAACGCGGATTTAACCGCATGGCCGAACGTTGTTCTTTGCCATTTTTAGCGGTAGTAATAATTGTTTTATAATCCCAATATTCGACAACGGGAACATCGGGGACAATACCGCTAATTTCCGGCAGCGGTTTATCCTTATACATCGGAAGAATAGGCACTTGACTTACGCGCGTCGGCATCAACGGTAGATATAATGCGATCACCGGCAACTGGCTAATCCGCGCCTGTCGTCGCTGTAGATCGAGCGTGACGATGGGTAACTGGCTTATGCGCGCTTCCGGCCCTTCTGGCGACGGTGGGGCCGGGCTAGGACTTTCTGGCGATGGGGAAGGCGATGGCGACGGGCTTGGGCTTGGTGATGGGCTAGGGGAAGGCGACGGCGAAGGACTAGGCGAGGGTACGGCGTCAAGTAGTTCATAGGTGGCAATAGCAATACTTTTGTTGCCAGATAAAGAACCACTTGTGAAACCAATAGTTATGCCAGTTCCACCCGTCGAATAGTATCTATCAGCGCCGCGCGCATTACATGTTGTTGCCGGGGCATCATTCCATCTGTCATCAACGCCGACCCATGTAGGTACTGTATTAACTGATCTATTGTGCCCAATAATAACATGCGATTTGTTAGCAATATTTATACTATCTGATAACCCTGAAACAGCACCACCGCCAGTTGCTGCGCCTACGTCCGTTGGTCCATCACCAAAATTAACACGTCCGGTTATAGTATAAATCGCTATAGCCCATCGTGTTGAATTAACACTGGTAGTTACAACTATGCTAGCGGTTGTTCCGGAAGCTTTAGCTATTCTATAAATTGAACACGGGTTAAGATGGGCAGATATACCACTGGCACTATCTAAAGTAGCCGCCACACCATCAACAGTTACGCCGGTTATTTGTCTATTATTAGCGCCATTTTCGGCGGCCATAACAATAATGATAAGTTCTCGCGTAGCATCTGCCGCACCAATACCAATTGCGGAAAATGTCATACTTGATGTGCTAGTTAGACTGCTAGATGATCCAATATAGTTTAATGCAGCAGCCATATTATAAAGTCTTTTCTAAACGTATTTTTGCCGCTTCAAATGCAGCTTTAGTTATTTGTGCATCCGTATCGGGGTCATAATCAAAAGTAAATCGTTTATAAACATAATCAGTGCCTAAAGTCGCCGGATCACCACCGGTTAACACTTCCGAACCGCTAACTAACGAAACTTGAATATCGCCTAATCCGGCTTCGTCTAACTTAGCATAAGCAGGAACAAATATACCATAAACGCGGTCTATTTCAGGCGGCAATGTGGGTAATGTGAAATCGATTACGCTTGCGTAGTCATTCGCACCAATATAAGACGTGTCACCATCGGGCGGAACTTCGTCTATCGCCTCATGCGGAGAGGCAGCACCAACAGTTGTCCAGTCATAAGGCGATATTTCACCGTTAGCATAAACAGTAAGTAATCGTTGTGGTCCTAGAAAATCATTATTGAAATCTCCTATATCATCCCATGCAAAAACATCATCAAGATAAACGGATAAAGTTGAACCACTTCGCCCGGTAACAGAAAATCTATACCCGGCAGCATTAGTTGAACCGGTATTTATATTAGATGCTTTAATTGCTATGTTACCATTGACCCGAATTTCGATATCACCAACAACCGGATCAACAACCAATTTACTTTCAATATGATAAAATGCCCCGGCAGTCAATAAACTATCGCTAACGGCAATTAATGTGCCGCCACTACCACCTAAGTATGCGGCTAACGAACCATCAGATTGAATAGCTATACTTACTATAAACCCGTTAGCTAAACTCATAAATGAACTATAAATATTAGTGTTTATTGTTGGTAATTCGTTTAAATAAATACCAAATCCAACACCACTTACTACTTTACCGCTACCACCAAAAACAAATCTAGCTAATTTGTTATTAATATTTTGTTCCATGCGAAAAGAATAACTACCGGTTCTTTTTTGATCGGTAGTAACTCCCATAAATCCGCCGGATATATCAAATTGTGCCCACAATCCGCGCAACATCGCATCGCGACCATTGTTAGGCGTAGTGCCGTAATGCTCGAAACTATCAGCAAAAAGTAACATTAGATTATCCCTAACGCTTCCTGAAATTCAGCCTTGTTTAACTTCACAACGTTAAGCACGTTTTTAGCGCCTTGCGCGGTGTTAATAGCTAATACGGCAGCAGATGGGTCAGTAATATTAGTAACGTTCAATTCTATAGATTGTTCGCCATCTTTAGTTGTCGTTGTTTCTTTAGGCGTAGTCGGAAAACTATTTATTGGTGCGCGCGTATTAGTAACAACGCTTGTATAAGTTTTACGGCCGCTTGTGTTACCGTATGAACCGGACGAATTATTGTTATTAGAATTACCACTATTACCCATAGCTTCGCGACGAGTTTTAATGGCTTCCGAATTTATTTTTAGCGCTTCCGCTCGCATAATTCTAAGTTGTGCATTAATAATTTGATCTACAGCGTCAATTTGGGACGAATACCTAAACGCCGCCTGAATTAATCCGCCGATTTCACCGTTGATTGCACTGGCCGCTTGTTGCCCGCCAGAAACTATTGCTTTTTGCATCGTTTCACCGGCAGTTTTACCGCCCGTTTGAATACCCTTATTCATAGTATCACCGGCTTTAGTTGTAGCACCGGTTACTTGATTATAAATATATTTACCGCCATCAGTAAGCGTATCGCCAAGTGGCTTAATAACTTTACCGTTTAATTCTTCGTATCGAGCTATACCGGCATCTTGCGCATTCTTTAGCGCGTTTGCCGCTTCCTTACCGCCCGCAACAATACCATCTTTCATATCTTTAGCGGCTATTCTTCCGCCAGCGTCGATATTATCTCGCGCCCATCCGCTCGCCTGTTTAAGCGATCCTTTGAGGTCATTAGCCATTTGTGCCCCGGCATTGACCATATCGGCAGCGGCTTTATCTGCATTTATGCGCACCTCAAAACCATACCGGGCTAAACCTTCTGTCCAGCCCATAGCATCGCTAAATTTACCGACTAATTCTACTAAATAACCGAATGATTTAATGATCGCGGCTATAACAGGTTGCCAGCCGATAGTTACAGTTATAGCGTATGCAATTCCCGCTGCTATCGCCATAATCGCCGCTGTAATTGGATTAGCTAAAATTAAAGTGAAAACCGATGACACGGCGGAAAATAGACCAACCCCTATCGCTGTAGTGAGAGAATAAACAGCAGTCAACGACGCTGGTCCAAAAGCTACTAATAATGCCGCACCCACGGCGGCTAACACGCCCGGATATTGTTGTAACGTCGAAATAAGTGATTGTAGGTAACCACTAACAATAATAATTGTTTGATTTAATACTTTCATCCAATCGATATTTTGAACAATAGCAGCTACAGCCGCAACCGCTCCGATAGTAAACAACGATAACGGCGAAAGCACTTGCATGAATGCTAAACCAACTTGCTTAAGCGCCGCTCCTAAACCGCCGCCCGATTGACTAAATACGGCAGCTAATTGCGTACCCTGTTGCAACGCAATTTGTAGGGGATTTTGCATCATCGCAGCAGTAACGCCAATGTCCTGAAACTGTGCAGCAATGTTGCCCACATTAGCCTTTTGCAGCCCGGCACTAGTTCGATTAATGCTATTTTTTAATTGGTCTACACCGGTAGCAGCTTTAGCGGATGCTTGACTAAGACGATCAAAGTTTTTAACTACCGTAACCGTACCATCATCATTGACGACAATTTGAATACGTTCGATCATTATCAAATCCCGTCAAATCTTTGTTGTGCCGTCTCGCGAATTTGCGCCGTAGCGGTCAAGATCGCGGCGTCTACAAAGCCCGCTGGCGCTTGTCCAGAATGGCCCCGGTTAAGGTAGGCAATATATGCGACGTTGTTGGAAATGTATATAGGTTGCCCCGGCGCGCGACCCTTTACGGCCTTGGTTGCGGACCATGTGACGCCTGCCGTGTTTCGAGCCTCACCAAACGACCCGCCCGGCCCGTAGGGCGGTCGCCAGCGGCTAGGATAGGCAGAAAATGGCAATCGGCTTAAGAACACCGGGAAACCTAACTGCACTACCCAATTTGACCGCGCCCGGCCCATATCGATTGGAGTAGATCGCGCCAAATGGGCGGCAACAGCAATAGCAGTATCCTGAACAACTAAATTAACAGCCTTTTGAATATTATCGCCAAGTTTAGTTGCTCTAACGGAAAAATCACGTAAATCATTTTTACCGCGTTTGCCGAATGATCTACTTTTTACCGCCATTTTTAGTTTTTCCTACTGGCTTGCTTATTTCCTTCTGTATTTTATCATTTGTATATTTCAAAAACCAACTATCTATTTCATCTATAATAAAACATAATCTATCAAATTGATCGCGAGTTAAAGATAAATCTAAACAATAATCTTTAACAGCAAAATAAGAAATAGGAGCTAACTCATAATTTCTAGTTGTATTAAGCGTCCAAAAAGCATTGTAATAAAATATTTCCGGTAAATCTAATTCAGGAGCGTTTTTAATTTTTGCCGGGTAAGGTTTACCCGCCATTAAACATTGTCGAATTATCGCTTTTTCGTTCGGTGCTTGCTCTAACTCATAAGCAAGCACCGCGATTAGTTTTTTACTGCACTATCAAGAATGGACTGCAAATAAAGTTGATGATTTGAGGCGATGGCTTGCAATTCCATGAATAAGTCGGGAACATCAATAAGGATGCGTACAACATTTTCACGGTTAAACGGTGCTATAGAACCATCAGGTTGTTCTATACCTTGCTGCCACTTATCATCAACTTTTGTTTGCCAATCAAGCACTACAGTATCAGCGTAGGCATTAGCCATCAATTCGAGCGCTTTATCATTACTTAGCAAATTATTCTTGATAGCGCGGCCATGTTCGGTGTTAAACCGTTCCATAGCAGCATTAAACGCTTGATTACTTCCACCGGCTCGCGCTAATTTAATTTTATACGTATCGCCTTCGTAAAAAATACCTTCTGTTTCGAGTTTACGATTAGTTTTGAACTTATTATAAATTCCCATATTTCACCTTATACCGGAGTTGCTAAATTAGGAAGATAATCAAAGAATACCCACAATGCCGTATAATCGGTGCGCGGATTAATCTTCACGGCGGTTGCCGCATCCATCGATAGCGGCAATGTAATAGGTTCATCCTGTTCAATTTCTAATCTACCGTCGCCTAAAGCGATAAGGGGTAGATCAATAATAAATCCGGCGTTTTCTTTAACGACCGCCGCGTTTATCTCTACATTAGCGTTATTGCGTACCGCCTGTACTGCCTCAATAGTGCTAAAATAGGCAGTAGCTTCCGCCGACACTTCAAACGTTCCTGCCGTAACATCGAACGCGCCAAGCACGGCAACAGCCTTGTTAGGAGAAACGTTGTTGTTAATCGTAAACGACAAATCCGTTAAATACGCAAACAGCGGATCAGGGTTTTCATTACTCGGATCGATAATGTTCATGCGAAGCATGGCAAAATCGGACGAAGTGTTAAAAGCATCGGTTTCAACCAGCGCCGCGCGAGTGCCGATTTTGACGTTTTGCGCCGCCGTGCGTTGTTCGTTGTTAATAGCAACAAACGAAATATCAGCATTGATTTTATCAGCTTGCTCGATATTTAACGTAAATTCATTCGCTACCGCGCCAACTAAATATTCCGACTGCACATTATTGGGTTGTGCCGGATCGGGCGCGCCAAGCTGCCGTTCAAGCTGATACGACCGGCGCTTGATAAGCGGGCCAAGCTCATTTTTCAACACGCGGCCAAAAAAGATATGAACATCGTTAGCCGGGGAACCGCCATCCGCAACCATAGTTGTTTGCGATAAATCAATAGTTATTTCATCACCATCAACTAAACTAATGCGCTTAAAACCATTGTTTACGGCATCGGGAAAAGAGTTACCAGCATCGCCGCCAACAAAAATCCACTCGCCAGCAATCAAACCAAGCGTGCCGAAATTAAGCGTAGTGGAAACGATTTTAGGTAGCGTACCGGATACATCAACAGTCAAATCGCCCGATCCGGCGACAACACCGACTAGCGTAATCTTGGCACCGGCAGGTGGAGCGCCTTCAACAACTAGACCAGCGGCGGCAACTTCAGTTTCAGGCGAACCGTTAATCGCCGTAACGATTTTCATCCCGTTGTTACCGGGATTAGTAAAGCCCGAAGCGAATACAATATTACCAATAGCGAAAATGTTAGCGTCGGCAACTTCAAACCCGGTAGCGGTAACTTCTGTAACCGTTGCGCTAGGCTTATTACGGAAATCCGCAAACATCACGCCTTGCAATAAATCCTGTAAATTCGATTGTGTGAAATCCTGATTAAACCCGCCGCTTGCGTCAAGATCGGTAATAACACCTTTTTTACGTTGACGACTTGAATTGATTGGATTACGTGCAAGCAACGTTAACTCGCCACCAAAATCATCATAAGAATTAGGTTCAAGCGGTTTCCATATTGGCGTAACAGGAAGCACGCCAAGACTTAATTCCTCGGCATACGCCGCGCCGGTTTCATTACTATCAATTTTTTGACGATTAGCCATCGTTTCGGTTCCTAATGGATTTGATCGAATTGAAAATCAGCTAAAACGTTTAGTTGTGACCAATTAGTAACTTCACTCGCCACATCGCTAACGCTATCGCCGCTTATTCTGACATTGCGAAACCAAACACCGCCCGGCGTTCGCTTGCCTTCGTAGGCACCGACTACGATTTCCGCCGCACTATACAACAATTCTGTGCCGGTATTCAATGGCGTAAACACCTGCACCATGACCATTCCTTGCCGTTGCCAGCGTCTTTTACCGCCTACATCGGAAAGCGAGGATTGATTGGCGAGAACGTATTGCAAACGCCATCTGGCCCATGTAGCGGATGCATCTGGCAAGATGAAATTTTTACCGGGCCAATCAATAGCGTGTTGCCAAGCTAGGTCAAATAAACTAGCCATTTCTAGATTAGCTTGATTTATTGTAACCGCTGTCACGGTGAATTAATCCCTATGAAATATAAAACAGTAAGATCGCCCGGCTTTAGTTTTTCTATTAGTGATATTTTCCACCGTTTACCGCTATCATATAAGAATTTCATACTCGAAAAATCTGTATTATCGATTGGTGCAACAATACAAATTTGTTCGCAATTAGCGAATAATTCTGTCATTCTAGCGGAGAAACCAAGCACTTGTAAACTGGAAGGCGGAACGAATGTTGCTGGTATGCCTACAATGGGCGGCGGCGGCGCGACCGGCCCGGCTAGCGGATTTGACGGGTTAGCCAATTCCGTTGAAACACCTTGCAAAGATATCGAGCGACCGAAACGTTTGATTAAACGTTGTGCGGTTGCTAGCGGTCGCGTGTAGTCAAATTCGCTCATACTCGGATTGACCTAAGTGTAAATGCGTCGCTACGCATTAGTGGACGCAATAGCGCATCAACCAACGGTAATCTAGGAAGCAATCCTAGCGATTGCGCTATTATCTCGGAATATTCTGTTTCGATTGGTCCTATCTTTTCGCGCTTAACAAATGCGGACGTGTTACCAGTGGGCATAAGAACTATACCGGTTGAAATGTATATACATAATTGACATTGCGCGGCGATCAATTCGCGAGGTATTTTATCGGAAGGAAATGGCGCGTGCGGATATGACATATAAATGTAAGCATTTTTTCGCGGCCATGATAATGATTGCACGCCCGGTTCTACCGGCTCACCTACATATTGCGGCCCTAAACTTTCTAGATAATCCATTGCGTTAATAGCCATGGCGGCAATAGCGGTTTCATCTAATGGCGAACTAGAATTTAACGAAACACCGCGCGTTTCGGCGTAAGTAATTATTTGTTCAACAGTAGCGTATGAATTAGCATTTTCGACTATTGAACCATCTTCGATTATTAGTTCAATCATTTAACCATTCTTTCGTTGGTTCGCCTAGTAATCGCGCCGTATAGCCACTGAAAGACCTTACCTTATCTCGCAATCTAGGTAAAGCATTCTCCCACGCCGGTATAAATGCGTTGTAACTATTCCACGGTTGATCTTGCGTTTTATAGTAATGTGGTGAGTTGTTCATGGGTACGCCCGCCAATATTATTTTATCGGCGTAAAATAATTCCATCGCTATTTTAACGGCGTATAAACCGCTTGATCCTGAATATTTCATTTCCGGCCATAAATAAGGCAATACATCGGTAACGCAATCATTAACTTTATGAGCAATAACTTTTCCGGGTAATGAATAATTGCGTCTTTTTCTTTCATTAAGCCATATATTCATTTTTGCAGGATGCAATGTAATAGCAGCATCAACGCGACCG